TGGCGCAAAATTTAGCCACTATACCCCCCGCTATTGCAATTCCTGCAGCTACAGCTACGATAATAGCAATAATCGGAAGTAAGCTAGCGCCTAATGTAGTCACTGCTATTCCTAGAGCCACAATGACTGGCAATAGTATAGCAACTACTGCTAACACCCCACCTAAAACAACAATGAATTGTTTCACTGGTTCAGGAAGATTCTTGAACCAATCAGCTAATTGCTTAATTGCTGGAATTGCCACATTTAGTATTGGTTCCATCGCTTCTGCGATAGCCGCTCCAACTTCTGCTAATGCTAGCTGAACTGCATTAAATTTTTGCTGTTGCTTATCAATGGGATCTATAGTAGCCTCGAACGTTTGAGCAACTGTCCCTCCAGCGTCTTCCGCTGTTCCTGCTAAATTTTTTAACGAAAACTTGCCACGCTTGATAGCGTCTACCATTCGAGTGGCTCCCTTAGTACCGAACACCTTCGCCGCTTCCGTTAACGCTTCAGTTGAGCTGGATGCATTTTTGATTTTATCAATCGTTTCTTGTAATCCCTCAGATAATGTCTTACCTTCCTTAGCATATCCAACGGCCGCCTTACTCATTGATGAGAGAGCAGCGCTTGAATCTACACCAGCTTGTTCCATTCCACCAATCAATGTCGTTGCTTCATCAAATGACAATCCAAGTTCAGTGATTTGAGGAGCTCCAGCGACAACCTTAGAGAATAATTCATCAGTAGAAACTCCAGTAGTTTGGCTAACATAAGACATCGTATCTAATACTGAAGTTAAATCTGTAACTGATAACCCGTAAGCTTCAATAGTCTTCTTTGCGTTAATCGTGCTGTTAGTAATATCTGTTCCGTTAATTTCAGAGAATTGGATAATACTTTTCGAAGCGTCTTTCAACGCTTCTCCATTCAATTCGGATTGCGTGTTTACTTCACCAATCGCGGAACCGACTTTCTCAAACGAATCCACAGGTAAATCAACAGATAATTGATCATAGATTTTTTTAAATCCCTCTAATGCTTCGTCTGTGGTTGTACCTGTCTTGGTAATGATAATATCAAATCCAGCGTCTACATTCTTGAACGCTTCTTGAGTGCTCTTTCCAAACTCAATCATTGATTGTCCAGCTTGAGAAGCTACTTGAGAAGCTTGTTGAAGGTTGCTTTGAGTAAGTAATTTATTTGTTTTCTCACTAGCATCCTTAGAGGCATCTCCTACTGATGAAAGTTCTTTTTTAACGTTCTGAATGCTTCCACCATCATCTAGCTTATCAAGGGCATCTCTTAACGCATTAATGTCAGCCTTTCCATTTGAGGCTTCTTTAGCCATCAACTCTAACGCGTGTTCCATGTCCTTACTTGATGCTTTACCATTTTTGATGGAATCCGTAAGTTTATCACCTAGAACATGCCTGTACGCTTCAACATCTTTTCCCGTAGCTGAAAAGAAACGAGATAATCTTTCTGTTGATTTCCCAAGATTTTCTTGTTCCTTATTAAGGTTAGTTAATTGCGTCTTGTAATGTGTTAATGTGCTTTCGGTAGTCTCAATCTCACGTTTAAATGCTCGATAGTTTTCTTCACCGATTTTCCCAGCTTTGAATTGTTCTTCTACTTCCGCTTGGGCATTTTTTAAAGTCGTTAATTTTTCTTTTGTATTTTCAATTTGCTTTGTTAAAAGCGTTTGTTTTTGAGTGATTAATTCGATACTGGCAGGATTAAATTTTAAGGCTTTATCTACTTGACGCATCTCGCTTGCTGTACTCTTCGCAACCGTATTAGCTTTTTTAAGAGCTTGCTCAAGTGGTTGAATATTTCCTTGCAATTCAATTGTAATACCTTTAATATTCCCAGCCATGTTTTCACCCCTCTCTAAAATAAAAAGGCTACTGAATCCAGTAGCCTAAAAATTATCTATGTCTTCTTGTGTTGCTTTTCTAGTTTTCGTTTCATTCTTAGATTGTGAATGAAGATTAACGTAATCAGTTTGGAAGTCTAATGCTCCACCCACTGTTAAATATTTCAACTCATCAATCGATAATCCACTTTCCTTACAACACAGAATGAACGATTCGACTGTGAATGTCTCTTCACTAGCGTCCTCGCTCGAATCTACTTTTTTTTAGTAACAAATGAAGCCTCGATTAAAGAAACGATACTTGTAACTATACTTTCAAATGTTAACTCTGAGTATTCGTTGTAAAACTCTAAAAAGTTAGGAATCTGTGAATTTGCAGTAAAAGCGAAAATCCAAAAGAATCGATAAAACAATTCTGTATCAAATGCTTGAACAGAATCTTCCGAGAGATTTTCAATAGAAAATTCTTTTTTACCTTTAAAAATTCGCGCTAGTGCAAATAATTCTTGAAAGAAATCTTTGTTAAATTGTTTTTTATACGCTAGAGGAGTAAATGCATTACTCTCTAGCGCGATTTGTTTTTCTCCAATTTCAATAGTTTTCTTCATTGTGATCTCCTTAGTTTAATTGCTCTACTTTTTCAAAGAACTTGTTGTAAACTTCATCTGTTGTAGATACGTTAGTCTTATAACGAACAACTTTATCTGTTGAACGTGGACTCGCAGTGAATTCTAATTCCACTTTATTAACGTTCGCACCGTCTTTAGTTGCTGTAGAGAATTTAGGACGCTTAACAGACACTTGAGGTAAGCAGAAACGAGTTGCGTGTTTGTCCCCTTCCATTTGGAACAGAAGAGCAATTGGCTTACTT